CACCAGTGCTTAATGTAACTACCTCACCTACAGCTCCACTACCTACGAGCGAAATGACATTAGCTGAATTTGTGCTGTTTGAAATTAGGTATCCAGTTTGGAACGTCCACAGCGAAGCATTAGCTGATGTATTTGTCAGGTCAGCTGTTTGCGGTTTGATTTTTAGAACAGTTGAACCAGGAATAGCTGTTGTGTTTGATTCAATAACAACAGCACGAGCTCCTGTTGTTGCCTGAACAACAACATCGTTCGTTGCAAAGGAACCAGAAACTGTATTGATTACAAGTGCGCTAAGGAAAACAACTGTATCTGAATTTGAGAAGTTGGCTCCGCCGTTGTTTACATCAACGCTAAACACTGGGTAGTCAATATCAAAAACAGTTAGAACATCACTTGGTGAATAGCTAAATGCTGAGTTTGAGGAACCGGAGTTTAGGTATCTGATATACAGAGTACCAACATCAGGGTTTTGTGATTCAACACCTGTTTTATAGTTTACAACTTTTGAAACTAGGTTTGCCGAGTTACGCAACCAGTATTGCTGATATCCTTCGAGATCAACAGGCTGACCTAAAACGTTCGTGTCTTTTAACTTAACGTACGGATAGTAGGGAAGATACTCGAAATTGATCCCGCTGATAATAGTGCCGTTTTTAAAAACATGATTACCAAATCTTTCAATTTGGTTTTGTAGAATTGTTTGGAGCTGATTTAGCTCTCTTGTCTGTACGGCTACTCCAGGTTGGAAAAGGATTTTGTAAAACTTTTTAGCTTCATCAAAATCGTCGTAGTACGGAGTAGCGTTTAAATTAGTCTCTAATGGCATGTTTTCCTCTTAAAACTTCAGCACTGTTTTAATTTGTTCTGTTTGATCTGCTGCGCGTGATACTGGCTCAATATTTTCCAAATAAATCACTTCGCCGCTATATTTTACTAAATCAGGCTCTCTAATCGATTGAACGTTAGCTATTGCACCCGATGTTGCACCAATCACTTGTTCCCCTGCATTGAAAACCCCGCGCAAGTTTGTTACTGTAAAGAACACAGCATCGTTGCTATGATATGTAGCATTAGCACTTACAACAGAGTCATTATCAAGTTGATATACGATTTCGTCCTGTTGAAATGTTCCTGAAATATAGTTAACAGTGCACTTATATCGTTGATCAAACGTAGAAAAATTCTTCGATACGTTATTTATCTCGTATGAATAAACGTTTGCTGTTGCTACGTTTGCAGTTGAGTTGGCCTGATACACGACTTTACCTGTACTGAACATTCCAGCAACGTTTCCAAGCTGTAACGAAGTGCCCACAAATGCTGCAACTTCGCCAGTTGCTAGTGTGTCAACCTGAGTAACGGTGCCCCCTACAGTAAATGATCCTGACAATGATGATGCGTTGATTGTCAGGACAACATTAGAGTATAACGGGTCACGAATGATACCGATCGTTCTAAAATCGTTAGTAATAGGAATATTACCGCTCTCGGTGTTTGCAAACGACACTCCGAATCCTATTGCTGTTGCTCCGAGTTCGAGAGCCGCGTTTGCACCATGACCACCTCTAGGCGCGTAAACAGGAATAAGAACAGCTGCGTTAGTAATACCGCCTGTATTTCCACCGACAGTTAGAGTAGCGTATGAATAGCCAGCTCCTCTGTTAAGAATCTCAACCTGGTAAATTGAATTTGTGCTGGTTGTATTAACAAGAGCCCGAGCAACTGCACCACTACCGTCACCATCAACAAGTATTAGTGGTGTTATTTCGTACGTGCTGGTGTTTGAAAGAGCAGTTGTGAAAGCTCCGTTAACTGTTACGCGGCGAGCTGGGCCATTGTAACCCACAATTTTTCTCGTTTGGCCAGCACCATCTCCAGTTGTTATATGAATGCAGCTTGAAGTGTAGAAAGCACTGTTTGGGCTAGCTGCTGTTGGAAGTTCGTACAACACGCTGTTACCACCTACCTGAATTTGTGAAGCACTAAACTGGCCAGTAAGTGTAGCATCGTAATTTGAGCCACCAGAAGAAATGCGAATAACGTCAATAGTTCCGCTGACAGCATTGCCTACGACAGCCGAATTAGAACTGACAGGCATTAAATTATCTGTAGCAAACTTATTCCACACACCGCTCGTTACGCTATACATGTATTTCCACACGTAGCCGTCTGACGTGCTATAAAACTCACTATCTGCCGCAGCTTCAGGATCGTTAATGTCCGGAGCTATTGTTGAAGCTGTGTTTCCGTTGTTGTCGAGAACTTTGAAAATGTGATAATTTGATGTTGCATTTACAGCAGCATAAAACTCCGTACCAAACACCACAGTGTTTGAGTCGTATGGCTGATAAACCGTGTTTGAAGACCATTCAACTCTAGGAATCAGCAAAGAGACATCGCTATCAGCAACTCTTTTGCCAAAAATCATGTTTTGGTGAGCGGAATATAGCAGCTCCTGATAATTATCTTGAGGATCAGGAATTGACCCGTTTGCATAAGCAATGTGCTTACCGGCAAATACGTAATAAGCAGTATTCGAAGCCTCTGTAATAGATTCTTTGAACTGTGTTGCTAAATGAGTTTTAAGATGAGTAGTTATTAGTGGTTTGCTCATGTTATCGTTATTTGCGAGTTGCTGGTTGTTATTTGAACGTTTGATTCAGTCATGTCCACGAACGTACCGAAGAATTTAGTTCCTGCTACGTGAACGACTTGCTTCAACACTTCACTATATTTATCAAGCGGAATAGATGTTCTAATGTCGTAAGAGAAATTTTGATAGTATTCGCCATCATGTAGATACTTATCGTTGTCTAAAAACCCTCTTGTTGTTGTGTAGTGACCTTGGCCAACACCCTGTGTATCAACGTGTGTTTTAACTGTAAACGCATTAGCACCGCTTGTTGTGTCAACAACTGTCAGAACTTCATCAGACAAATAACCCACACCTGAGTTATACACTTGAACACTCGTTACCGTACCGTTTGCCACAGCAACGTTAGCACTAATAACTGCATTATTTCCGATGTTGAGTGATGATGCGTCCTCGATAACCGCTACTAATTCAGCAGTAGCACCAGTTGATGTACCAATAACTGTATTTCCGGCACCAAACGTATCAAAAAACGTAAGCCTTTTGACTGTCAACACACTATCATTCGATGTCTTAATTAGTCCTTTACCCGTCACAGCAATAGTAGCTGTCGTGTTTGCGCTAACAACATTACTAGTAGCGTGAGTCGTAACTGTTTGTGCAACAAGAGAAGTATTCCACGTTCCTGATGGGCTAGTTACGGTAATTGTTCCCGCACCGTTTGCAATTGAGGCAGAATAAATGATGCCCGAAGCTGTATTTGATGAACCGTTTGACTGGTAAATAAACTCCCCAACCTCAACAGCAGCATTACCTGTAAAGTTATTAACTGTTAATACGTTTACTGCCTGTGTTCCAGATTGCTCTATCAATTCCCCTTCGCTGAAATTTGATGTAGAGTTTGTAATGTAAAAGATCCAATCGCGTTTATCAGCTCCCGCAGTTTTTTGCTCGTACACGGTTACAAAAGGTTTCTTGGTGTAGTTTTGACCTCCATCAACACCAACGATGGAAGCAATTGTTCCAATAATTTGGTCGGAGATATCGAGACAATCCAGAATAACAGCTGTCTCATCTCCCGCAGGATATTTTGGAAAACCGTATCCGCCTGTTGTGTTAGCGTTGGATGCGTCGAGTCTTATAGACATGAACGGAACGTTTGCACCAGCATCAGCAACGTTGTTTGCTCTCAAATATGTGGTATCAAGGCGAACGTTTTCTGTGTGTGTTAGAGCACCTATTTTGAAAGTTGCCCCTGTGCCAAGACCAATTTCTTGAACACTAGTATTAGCTCCAGACGTGTTTCCGTAGATGTAGTTATTTCCTAGAGCAACAAATACATTATTAACACTAGCGACGCCAATTGATGTAGTGTTTTGACCAATCACATTACCTGTTGCAGTAACGTTTGTATATGTGTTAGTCAGTGCTGTAATTGTGTTGCCGGATTTAAAGAACTGAGTAAGTGCAGGTGTATTTCCTGACGAAACGTTGCCTGTATGAGTAGCGATTAAAAGGGTTCCATTTGTGTTTGACGAATAGTTCACAGAAAGGATAATACCGTTTCCAGCTAGTGTGTTACCACTTCCGTTGTACGTCCATGCTTCAACAACATCACCAGCTTGAAATGTGCCATTTGCTGAAATGAAGTCGATGTTTGCAAGGGGTTGTCTGACCGTTTCAAACAACGTAAATCCAGTAGCGTTAGCTACATCGAGAACTTTAGTTGAAATAATGACAGATGAATTATTTGTGTAGCCAAACCCACCGTCAACTAACAGGAATTTAACAACACCAGTTTCCGTCGATATAGAACTAACTCTTAGTAGCGCACTACGTCCAGATCCCGAAGTGAATTTAACAATATCACCTACTGCAAAACCTGCACCACCTGTAATAACATCACACGAGCTTAGAGATCCTAATATTTTTGGATACCCGTTGAGAACAGGATCTGAAACTGCAGTGAGAATTTCACCAGCAGCAAACGTGCCGTTAATATCGCTCAGCAACACAACAATGATATACTTTCCGTTGACACGGGTTCTAATAATCTTTTCTACGAAAGCTGTCGCCTGGGACTCTGATCCAATAACTTGTTTATTAACGAGCAGATTAGTATTGACAGCACCAGGTTCTAGTTCGAGATAAATTGGAACAAACCAAGTACCATCAGACAATTTAAATAAATCGTCTTTCGGATAGTAAATTGTTGGTGTTACGTTGTATGTTGCCTTGAAGAAAATTTCATAGCTTCGCTGGGAACCTTTCGATCTGTAAAAATCCATGATGTGCTTAACAAGAAACTTGGTATCAGGGACGGCAAGATCAAGAGGGAAATTTTTAAGATATTTTTCCTTAAAATGCACGATGAAATCATCAATAGTTTTATCGATGTCTCTAAACTCTACGAGATTACGTGCATAATATACAGCATTGTTTGTTGATTCGAGATATCTGTAGTATTCTTTAACAAACTCAATAAAGTTAGGGCCGTCTTCCTGATAAAAGGCAGGAAAATGCCCCTTTACAAAAACAGATATGTTGTCTTCAATATTTCTCATTATTCACGAACTCTCTCAACAGTGATATCAATATCTTGTTCAAGAATAGAAAGAATCACGTTGTTGCGGCAGAAAATATCCTTACTTGCAGGCACGGCGTAGATCTTTATCTGACCACCAAAAGCATATGAAGGTGAGAAGTTAGTCAGTGTGACAGTTCCTGTTTCGTAATCAACCGTACCAACACTCTTAACAGTAACAATCTCAGACCCATCGGCTGTGGAAATATTTACAATCCCTGCATTGTCGGTCAAGAAACATGTTTTGCCCTGGTATGTGAACGTTGACGATTCAATCGTGTGTTCCACACTTGACGTGTATCTCGTGCTTGTAACGTAGTACTCGCGTGATAGAGGCACGTCAAATTTCACTGTGTAGTTTTTTGAAATACCAAGTTCCAGCAACGGAGCTGAAAGGATTTTTAGGACCTTAACAATCGTTTCGTTACCAACAATTGAAGGATCAGCGTCGTCAATGGTTTTAATCAGCTGACTATAACGCAGCGTAGAATCGAAATCGTTTATGCTCGTGTCGTTGTATTGATTTATAGCTGCCTGAACAAGTGTCTTGATCTCTTCTGGTGTTTTCGGTGTAATGTTGACGTTGTATCGTACAGTTGTATTAACATCAACGTATGTGAATTCTGGATCAATAATTACCGGTGTAATTGTCAGCGGCGTTCTCGTTCTGATAAAATCAAGATAAACGTTTTTATTTGATTGAGGAACACCATCAGCACTTTGAATGTCGACAGAGATGAAAGTTTTACCGTACTGAGGCGGATCAACATTCTCTCCACCATAAACTGAAATTGACTGAATTTCAGGGAAGCGTGTTTGTAGAAGAACCTTATAGTCGTTTGTCGTAACTGCTCGTTCTTGCGTAGCAACAGCACGTGGAGCGTTGTAGCGAATTGATTCAATACTTTCGCTAATGCTTCCGTTGATTGCTGAACCTATAGTTGTTATGGTGATATTCGAGTGGCCATCGATAGGACCGTCGTTAACAAAAGTGTCAATTCCGTTAGGCAATTCACCGTTACAGTAAATGTAAGAAGCAACGATTACAGCTCCGTCTTTAGGAGCACGGCCGAACGTATCGTCACCGAAAACAATCTCATACTGGCCGTTGACTGTTGGTTGGACAAAAAACACTTTTGATGTCGCAGAAATACCAAATAGAGAATCGGCTCTCGTGTAAATCATTTGATTCTCACCGTTATCTTCGATCACTGCAACAGCCAAGCTTGCTAGGTCAATCGTTGGATTTGAAAGAACAAACTTCTGTGTTCCACCAACATTATACACAAACGTATCGGTTACGTATATCCCTTCGTAAATAGGCATGTCATCAATTCTATAAACACCCTGATCGTTTGCCTTGACAATAAAAGACCTGTCTGTCACAAACGTGTACAGTTTACCATCTTTACGGCCAGTGAACGATGTCGCTTTAGGAATCAGCACAGAAGAAACATTAGAAGAAGGCGTTACTTCTACGTCAATAACAGCTGTCGCTGATGAAAACGATCTCGGAACGTAATTTAGCTCTTTTGCGTGGGACACGATACTGTCGCGAAGTTCTGCTGTATCAAGGAACATTTCTGATGCTACCATATTCATGTAAAATGAATTTAGGTATGTGTTATACGCAAGAATCTCCATTAAGACATTGATGTTCGAGCCTTCATAATTCAGATCTCTAAATGCTGAATTATTCTTAAAATGTGTTTTTAGGTTTTGTTTAATTGTCTCGAAATCGAGACCGATTAGATTGATCGATGAATTAGCCATTAACGTACTCTCGTGAGAATAAGATCGATGAAGCGAGGATTATTGTTATTTATTGTCTTGAAAATGAGCGAAAGACTGACAGAGTTGTTGTCAGGGAGAGCAACAATACGCACGTCAATAATTTTTGCACGGGGTTCGTATGCATCAATCGCCTCGATAACTGTGTTTTTGATTACCTGCTCTACACCAGGAGAAAAGTTTTCAAATAACAAGCTACGAATATCACAACCAAACTCCGGGTTCATCATGCGCTCGCCTCTGTTTGTCAGCACAATGTTACGTATAGACTGAATTACAGAATCGTCATTTTTTAATTTGAATACGTCCCCTGCATCCGACACAAAATCGGTTGCAAAATCGGAATATTTCTCCACCGTTTTTTTAGGTGTGAAGTAGATATCTTTTTTCTGAATTATGGCCATGATTGCTTGTTTTTATACGATAAACTATTTATCGTTATAATTTAATCTCCTGTAAGAACGTTCTGTGATCCCGATATTGAATCACCACATGTTGCCAAATCTCCCTCGTTTACAGCAAGCAAGCCATTTACAAACACATTTTTACACAATGCTGTCACTGATGGTGGGGGTGTGTGTGGAGGAAATCCGTGTCCTGCTACCCTATCACCGTTTCTCATTACACCTGCACTATTAACAAAAACGTCGGCAGAACCCTCAATACCAACACCTCCAGCAACATCTATTCCTTTTCTTGATATTCCTGGCATGTTAAGGGTTGAGATCTATTCTCGGAGCTTTGAACGTCATATTCCCTGATGATTCGACAGTGTACGAACCATCAACCTTTATGCTGACATTTCCTCTTATGTAAACAGTTTTATTTTTCAGCACAATCTCAAAATCGTCCCCGACAATTTTTTCAACGCGTCGTCCTGTAGCATCTATCTCTCTGTAGGATCCTGATTTATGATACTGGTGTGTTCTTTCAAAGTTTGGCGTGTCATCAACTTCAAAAACGTGACCCGATTCTGACTTGAATACTTTGTTGTAGGGATACTTTGCATTATAAGCGCTTGGTGGTTCTGGCCCATCCAACGGCTTGTTAATGCTGTTTATTCCACGAGCTAGCTGAGACACATCATTTTTGGATGAGTTGTTTTCAGGAATACCAGCAAGCGTTCCCAAAATAATTGGGATTTGTGCGCTGTTACCGTCAGCAAAAAAACCAAATACAGTTGTTCCAACAGCCATACCTACAGGTGCTAAACCAATTTCACCGCTACCAGCACTCACAATGGAATTGATTGGTGTTGCCCATTTTAATTTGTCAGTAGGGACGTTGGCTTTGTTCTCCGAATGAACACTGTGAACTCTAACTCTCACTCTGCCTACTTTAGCAGGGTCGTCACGGTCTTCAACAACACCGAAGAACCACTTAAAACCCTCACCACCCATAGTTCTAACGGTCATACATTTGCTCCTATCTTCACAAGGCTTAGCGATTGTGTATAATGAAAATTCACTCTATTTGAAATATTGTGTCTCAGTTTTGTAACAAGAAAATTACCAGAGATGTTACGCTCATTAGCACGCGGTTTTGATTTTGACGCTTTAGAATCTGTTACTGAGAAAACCTCTGGTGTCTTCAAAGTGCAGTTGATGACGTCACCAACACAAAGAGAAGAATCCCCATACACATGTGCTGTTACTGTTGTTTCCCCGAGAAGAGAAGAAAATATATGTCTCGGTCCTACTGCCTCATGTATAAAATTAGATGATTCATCAGCAGTTTTTGGCATAAAAATTATGTTGGTTGGAACTTCCTGATCAATCGCATCTTTAATATATTTCGATGTGCCGTTAATTTTGCTAAATCTATCTGTCGATTTGAATTGCTGGTTTGCTATCGTGTAGGTTTTTGTATCGAATTGCTTTGTTAGTACATCGAATGTATTTACAACAGTTTTAAATGCACCGCTGTGAAGTTTGTGCACAGTGTCAGTTCTTGACTCAACTGTGTAATTTATAATGTTACGGAAAAAGCGATGTTCACCATTTGTTAGCTTGGATTTGTCTGTGTATGTGTATTTTCTCAATCCGTCCACCTGCTGATTATTTTGACCAGCATTTAACAAACTCTCCACAGTGATGAAATTGAACCCTCGCTGGTTCTCGAAAAAAACAAACGAGCTGCTTGCATATTTCAAGCTAACGGCTTTACGTCTTAAAAAATCGATCCCTTGGAAAGGGGACAAACCTCTAGGGAAAACATATGTGTCTGTCCCTTTGCATTTTTCTGAAATGATTGTTTTCGGTGTTCCGATAGATGTTTTAAGCATTTGAATGACATAATCGTCAACCGAACCAGTGACAGCAAAATCAATAGCCGTCTTTGCGTTGACCATGCTCTCTTCACTAACACATCTCAGCACATAGACTTTGTTCGTTAGATCGTTTGCAACTGTTTCGTCAGAGACTTCGAACACGGAAAAATTCATTTCAACAGTCTGAAAACCTGGCGTTGAAAAGTTTATAGTGATCAATTCTTCACCCACAATCGGAAGATTACTAATCATGTTTATATCATCTTTGATTAGAATGTTGCACATCATCGTAGGAGCTAGCATATCCTCGTAGATGTCGATGTGTCTAACGAACGGTTTAATACTTATTGTAGCATCACGTTTTGGTGACGATATAGAAATGTTGATTAGCTCAACATCTCCAGGAAGAATTTTTTTCATATGCGTCTAATTTGTTGCTCAATCTGCTCAATATACTGTTTGTCTATGATGTTTATTGTTCGCTTTGCTTCGTTTAAGAACTCTTCATATTCGTATGCTGAAATTGCCTTCCAATATACAAACTCGTCAGCTGAAATTGCTGTGTAAATTGTTGTTACAGCTGATACAGATCCTGTAATTGTATTGTCGTAAGCATCCTCAACATTGATACCTGTTTGAAAGGATCCAGACACCTTATCAATCGTCAAGACAGTATCAGTAACGTTTTTAATAAATCCTGAAGCAACTATTGCTCCGCCCGATCTTTGAACAACGCGATCGGTTGCTGAAAAATCATCCGTTGATGAGTAGGTAACCTCAATAATTTTATTTGTTTCCACAGACATATCGAGCGGTTTTCTTGCATACGAACTGACGTTGCCAAACACATCAAACACCTGTGTCCAGTATTTCTTATTTTCAGCAGGTAGTGCATTGTATCCACCAACTGTCAAAGATGATTCATCCTCTTCCCACGTTACTGTGTAATACAATATTTTTTCTTGGGCCTTTTCCATGCTACCATACTTCGTAATAATATATTCGTAAAAGGCACTGCTATCCATTGGCCAATCGTAGTATGGATCTATAATATTATTAGCCATATAAATCAACCAAGCGTATTCAGGACTGCCGTAGTAAGCGTTTGCTATAGTGTCCGGTCTATCACCATCAACAATCACATACGAATGCTCAGTGTAAGGTGAAGCAACAAACGATTCCGTTAGCTTAATTTTTGTGAATATGTTTGTGGCAATAGTTCCACTGTGCAAAATTGGTGCTGCGAATGAAAGGAATTTAGACATGTTATTTTGTCGCTATTGGTGTTGTGCTGTTTGAAGATGAAGCTGCTGTACTTTTGGCAGCGGCAGCATCTCTTAGCTGTTTAGTTTTCGCAGCGGTTCTACCAGTAACAGCTCCTCCATACGTTTCACCCTCATCAAGCTGTTTAACCTCTGGAAGACCACTCTTTTCCTGCTCCTGCTTCTGCTGAGCTGTTGTAGGTCTTGGGGTTGGTTTCGATGGAGGAGAAGAAACAGGATCGGCTGGTGTGGGTTCTCCAAATCCGATGTCCCCGTCAATATCAGCACGAGTGAGAATCTCTATCTCAGCAAACTGCATTATTACATCAATAATGGCTGGGTGCTTTTGGTCATCGTTGAAGAACAAAGGACCTTCAGGTGCATAGTTATAGCTCAACGATTGTACAAAGCACTTCTTAAACGGGAACAGATCTTTACCAAAAGGTCTCAGTTCAAGTTCGACAGTATCTGGGTATCCAAGAATAGGCGAATTGGTGTTTTGGCTTACAGAGGGAAGACATCTCTTTTTAATTTCACGTAATATATTACGCAGTTTAATAGACTCCTGTTGCGACTTAGGAGCAAACCTAAAATTAAAAGTGAACTGCCTTAAATTGACGGTTTCAAAAGCATAAGATTCGTTCGGATTAACAACAACGCCGACTGATGCTTCAAGTGCTGAAGGAATGTTTTGATTTGCAACACCCAAAGCTGGACGAACAAAGTATTGATATGCAATTGCCTGTAAACGCTGCTTGCTAAAATTTGCATTAAATGCGTCATTAATGTTTCCACGAATTTCACCTGTAGCTCCAGCAAAAGCGTTAGCGAAATCCTGAGGGGATATTCCTGCCATTGGCCCGTATCCAAACTGTTTGTATTTCAAACTTACAGCGTCAGTAAGATTTGACGGTATTGGGAACATAACATTGTACTTGTCTGTCGGTTTTACCTTACCAAAAAAATCTGTTTTGACAGACGATGAAAAGCTCATTAAGATAGAAAAATCTTCATTTATGTCAGACGGGAACGTAACAAACTCTGTTCCTCTCTTTGAATTGCTTACAGCATTTTCAACGCTCTCGTTTTCCTGATCTTCCGTTTGATCGTTTTGCAGCGTGTTCTCGTTACATACAGCAGCAATTGGCGACGATTCTGAAGATGCGACCGACTTTGTTAGCTGCTGTTGCAAACCTTCAGCTCCAGATATTCCTGATTGAATATACTTTTTAATTGTGTTCGTTGCAGTTACTGTCGAGTTTAATTGATCGGAAAGAACACCTACGACAGACTTAACGCCACCAGTAATTGAACCAATACCACCTGACTGAACAACGCCATTGATTTCCCTCAATGCTTCGTTGAATAGTTTGTCTGAAACTGTTTGATTTGCTGCAGATAAATAATCTGCCGGATTTATTGCCATTTAACAACCACTCCTATGGGTAAACCACATAAAGGTTTTTTTAAACCGAGAAACGCTAAAAAATACAAAGGCGATCCCACAAAGATTATTTATAGATCATCGTGGGAATGTCGTTTTATGATGTATTTAGATGCGAATCCTAACATACTTCAATGGGCTAGTGAGGAGTTTTCTATACCTTACATGTCCCCTATTGACGGAAAAATACACAGGTATTTTCCAGATTTTTGGGTCAAGATCAAAGACACTGAGGGAAATATAAAAACACTGGTGGTTGAGATAAAGCCGAAGGTTCAGATGCAACCGCCCACTCCATCAAAAAAACGGACAAAAAGATACATTAGCGAAGTTGCAGCATGGGGAATAAATAGTGCTAAATGGAAAGCTGCGTCGCAATATTGCTTGGACAGAAAATGGGATTTTAAGGTTCTCAACGAACACGATCTAGGAATTGTTAATGATATTTCAGGAAATTCTCAAGTTAGTCGTTGAGCAAGAGCAGCTCGCAACGAGCAGTGCCTCAGCATCATCATGGTTTAAAAATAGCGTTCAAACGCTAAACATTTCACCACAAACGCTACTCCAAAAAGAAAAAAATCAGCTATCAACATACATTTATCCTGGTTCACTGACACTTTTTA